CCCAATTTGGGAAGCTGCTACACTTGATGAATGGCTCTACAACGGGGGTCCATTCCAGCTTGTCGTTTTCCACTTCCTCATTGGTATCTATTCTTACATGGGACGAGAGTGGGAACTTAGCTATCGACTAGGTATGCGTCCCTGGATCTTCGTCGCTTACTCTGCACCTGTTGCAGCAGCGAGTGCTGTGTTTCTGGTGTATCCCTTCGGACAAGGATCCTTCTCTGACGCAATGCCATTGGGCATCTCAGGTACTTTCAACTATATGTTTGTCTTCCAGGCAGAGCATAACATCCTTATGCATCCATTCCATATGCTGGGAGTTGCTGGAGTCTTCGGTGGCTCTCTATTCTCTGCTATGCATGGTAGTCTGGTTACCTCCAGCCTTATCCGTGAGACTACTGAGGAGGTAAGTCAGAACTATGGTTATAAGTTTGGTCAAGAAGAAGAGACCTATAACATCGTTGCAGCTCATGGCTACTTCGGTCGTCTGATTTTCCAATATGCATCTTTCAACAACTCTCGCTCTCTTCACTTCTTCCTTGCTGCCTGGCCTGTTGTTGGCATCTGGTTTACTGCTCTTGGTGTATCAACCATGGCGTTCAACCTGAACGGCTTCAACTTCAACCAGTCCATTCAAGACCGTGAAGGTCATGTCATCAACACGTGGGCGGACATCCTGAACCGAGCTGGTCTTGGTATGGAAGTCATGCACGAACGCAACGCCCACAACTTCCCGCTGGATTTGGCATCAGCTGAGACAACTCCTGTTGCTCTGACTGCTCCAGCAATCGGTTAATTTTTCGTACGTTCATCCTTCGGGACGCATGTTGCCTAACCATGGAACGGGGGTTAGGTTTATCCTGTACGAACTATGTCTGATCTCGAAAAGCGCTACATTATCAATGCTTACAACAAAATGCTCCGCGAGGAGAAGGAGTTGAAGCTCTGCTATCGTGGCACTGCCTATAAAAAAACTGTTCTTAACTAATTATGCCACCTCGCAAAAGTGCAAAATCAATGCAATCTAATAAGGTTACAGCTAGCGTCACTCCGGTGACACCAGGCGGTGACCAGGTTGTGTTCAAACGTTGTGGTCAATGTGGTGATAAAAAGCCAGAATGCCGCAAACAAAAGAAGTGCCTTAAAGGTCTTCTGTAATAGCTTGGGGAGCACCTCAGAGTCGGACTCCCCTTGCATTGGTTAGAGCCGGTACGCCGACACCTCTAGCCGTCTAGACGGTGGGAATAGACCACAAAAATTTTTTCAAACGTTTGAAGCTTGTCTAATACTTTTAACCTTAAATTAAAATGGCTTTTCAATCTTCTGCAAACCCGGCGTCTCTGACTCGCCCGGGTCAATCTAACGGTGCGGGTGATGCCCGTGCTCTTTACCTGAAGCTCTTTTCAGGTGAAATGTTCAAGGGTTTCCAACATAACACGATCGCTCGTGATATGGTGATGCGCCGTACTCTTCAGAACGGCAAATCTATGCAGTTCATCTACACTGGACACACCAAGGCTGAGTTCCATACTCCTGGAAACAGCATCCTGGGTGACAGCAACGGTGCACCTCCGGTGGCCGAGAAGACCATCACGGTCGATGATCTGCTGATCAGCTCTGCATTCCTGTATGATCTCGACGAGACCCTGTCTCACTATGACATGCGCTCTGAGATCAGCCGTAAGATCGGTTACGCTCTTGCTCAAAAGTATGACCGTCTGATCTTCCGTGCCCTGACTCGCGGTGCACGTGCTGCTTCTCCTGTTACCAAGGCTGGTTATGTCGAGCCTGGTGGTACTCAGATCCGTGTTGGTTCTTCCGGCACCGCTGCTTCTGATGCCTATGATTCTACCAAGCTTGTGACCGCCTTCTATGATGCAGCCTCTGCGCTGGATGAGAAGGGTGTGTCTCAGGATGGACGTGTGGGTGTTCTGAACCCCCGCCAGTACTACGCTCTGATTCAAGAGCTTGGTTCTAACGGTCTTGTTAACCGCGATGCTCAGGGTGATGCCCTGCAGAGTGGTAACGGCGTTGTTGAGATCGCCGGTATCAAGGTCTTCAAGTCTATGAACATTCCGTTCTTCTCTCAGTACGGTACCAAGTATGGTACTGGTTCTGCCACGAACCCTGGCGTTGCCGATCCTGGTAACACCGGTTCTTTCGTGTCTGAAGCCATTGAAGATGCTGCCAACGATGTTGCCGGTATCAACAATGAGTACGGTGAAGAAACCGAATTCGCTAACAGCTGTGGTCTCATCTTCCAACGCGAAGGTGCTGGCTGCGTGGAAGCTATCGCTCCTCAGGTGCAAGTCACCAGTGGCGACGTTTCTACCATCTACCAGGGTGACGTGATCCTGGGTCGTCTCGCCATGGGCGCTGACTTCCTGAACCCCGCTGCCTGTGTGGAACTGTTTGCTGGTACTGCTACCAAGCCTGCCGCCTTCTGATTGCGGTTATACGGGAGCCTCTTCGGGGGCTCCTTTTTTTTAATTCTTTATTGAGAATAAAACTCATTTGCAATTATGCCTTACCTAACTACTGGCTCCACTGAGCTGAAAGCTGTTAATCAGATCCTGGCGTCAGTTGGTCAGGCTCCTGTGACCACGTTGACAACTGAAGAAACTCTCATTATTAACGAAGTCTCTAGATTTACTGGTTCTATTTCAGGTACTACACTTACCACTGAAACTGCTAACATTCCTGTTGGTACTTACATTGGTGGTTCTGGTGTTACTGATGGTACCTCTATTGCAGTAGCTGGTGTAGAAGCCACGCCTGCAACTGATCCTGTTACGTATGAATACACTCTGAACATCTCACAGACTGTAGCTGAACGTACATTGACTCGTAATGAAGTTACAACCAGAGTTGAAACCCAAGCCAACCCGGACGTTGCGATTGCACTCAACACCCTTAGAGAGGTGTCGCGTGAAGTACAGAGCGAAGGATGGACTTTCAATAAAGAATTTGATTATAAACTTACACCTGATTCTAACAAGAACATCCTCATCACTGAAAACATGTTGCAGGTAGATTTGAACATCTCTTCTAAGAGGTTCGATAACCGGCAGTATGACAGCGTTAACCGTAATGGTAAACTTTACGACCGTATCAAACATACCGACCAGTGGGATGACAGTGTGTATGCTGATATTATGTGGTACTTTGATTGGGAATATATCCCTGATCCTATCCAAGCATTTATCGTAGCACGAGCTTCTGTTATCTTCTCTAGCCGTACCGTGGGTGATCCTAACCAATTCCAGATGCTCCAACAGAAGGAAGCATTTGCACGGGCTATGGCTATGGAGTATGAGTGTAGTCAAGGTGACTATTCCTTCTTTGGTGAACCTCAAGGGGAAAACTATTACAATAGCTATAAACCGTTCCATACATTGCAACGCTAATGTCAGCAGTAACACAACAGATCCCTAACTTTCTTGGTGGTGTATCCCGCCAAACTGACGACAAGAAACTAATCAACCAGCTGACTGAGTGTGTAAACGGTTACCCTGATCCTACATTTGGTCTTTTGAAGCGTCCTGGTATGCAGCACATTGAAGTGCTGAAAAAGGCTAATGGTGATGCATTTACCAAGGCTGAACTGGCAGATGCTGCATGGTTCTATATTGACCGTGCTGCAGCAGGTTCTTACATTGGTGCTATTAAAGGCAGTAACCTGTATGTATGGACTGCTACTGATGGCACCTGGTGTACAGTGACGAACACTGGTACAGGCTACCTGACTGGTACAGAGCAGGATCACTACCACTTCCGTAGCATTCAGGATACTACAATTATTACCAACAAAACAGTTGCCACTGCTATGCAGTCAAACGGTTCATATGTTGCTAATTCTGTAGCTACCCTTAAACTGCTCAGCCTTACGGTAGACGATGAGTTTACGGTTACAATTGAAAACCAATCAGTTACTGTGACGGCTCAGAATACGACAACATTTGATGATATGTTGTTCTATACTGCTACGCCAGGATCAGAAATCCAAAACACCCACCATTTGATTGATGGTATTAAGAACCTCATCGAGACACAACAAACAGCAGCTAATGCTGACTTCAATGGTACATGGTATCTAGAGGGTTATAACAACAGTATTGTTATCCGTCATACAGATGCAACACCTAATGCAGTTGTCACTGATTACAGCACGCCTACGGGTACAGCTGTATCCTTTGATATTGATGCTAGGGGTGGTGCTAATAACACTGCTCTTGAGGTGTTTGAAGATGATGTAATTGACGTATCTAAACTGCCGCTTGAATCCTTTGGTGGTCATAACGTTAGAGTTCTAAATAGCAATACTGAGGATGATGATTACCACGTTAAGTTTGTTGCATACGACACTTCTATCAACAGAGGTCGTGGTTACTGGCAAGAGACCGTAGCACGTGATGTGTCTCCTGGTCTTGATAATGCCACTATGCCGCACGAACTGGCTAATACTGGTGCTACTACCTTTACGTTTGGTCCTATCTCTTACAAAGGACGACTAGCAGGCGATGATACTACCAACCCACAACCTTCGTTTGTTGGTAAAAAGATCAGCTCTACCTTCTTCTATAGCAATAGATTTGGTCTTTTGGCTGAGGATAATGTTATCTTTGGTGTTGCTAATGATAACTACAACTTCTTTGCTAGGTCTGCTCTGACTCAGATCGATTCAGACCCTATTGATTTGAACGTATCTAGTGTACGTCCTGTCACCTTGTCTGACGTTCTACCGTCTCCCCAGGGTTTGCTGTTGTTCAGTGAGCGCCAGCAATTCCAGGTGTACGCTACTGATGCAAGTACACTGACACCTACCTCTGCTGTTATCCGTACGCTGTCTAACTATGAGATGGCTACTAATATCTCACCTGTAGACATCGGCACTACTGCTGCCTTTGTTAGCAGGGTGCCTGGTTACAGTAAGTTGTTTACTATGGCTCTACGTGATGTTGAGCAGTCACCTGTGGTGGTTGATATTAGTAAAGCTGTACTGGAGTGGATCCCTGATACTGTAGATGATCTGATTGTCAGCCCGCCTAACTCTGTTGTTATGATGGTTGACCGTGATACTGAGTACCTGTACTTGTACCGTTTCTATAACAACGGTCAGGAGGATCTATTCCAAGCATGGGTGAAGTGGGAACTGCCTGGTACTATCCAAGCTGCACGTATTATTAACGATGCAGTTACTGTTGTATCTCAGCAGGAAGACGAATACATCATTGGTTCTATCGAACTGGATGAACTACCGTCTGGTAATATCCTAGCTACATCTACTGGCTTCACTGGTAATGTACCTCTTGATATGGCTACACGTCCTGTCAGCCCTGCCGTTGGCGTTGAGTCAGTCGTATATGACTCTACAAACGACATTACTAAGATCTACGTACCTTACACTCCCATTAGTGATAAGGACGCTGTGATGCTCCTTACAGTGCCTACAGCAGATGATGGTACTGATGCTGAGCTAGACTCAGATCAAGGTTACTGGACTACTGCTGTTGAACGTACTGAACCCGGTACTGGCTATCGTTACTTTGAAGTTAAAGGTGATTTTACTGGATATGCTGATGGTATTGTAGTTGGTTATGGTTATGACCTAGAGGTTGTTCTACCTAAGTTCTACCTTAGGAGACAGCAGGGAACTGACTATACAGCTTCTCTTACTATTGCTAGGGTTAAAATGGCTGTCGGTCGTACTGGTGCTATCCGTTTTAAACTGAAACCAACTGGTTCTAACGAGTGGAAAGATGTACAGCATACTGCTGCAGCTAATAATTATAATGGTGATACTAATCCTGTAGTACAGGAACGGGTATTTACCTTACCTATCCATCAACGTAACACTAATTTTGAACTTAAAGTGACAAGTGATTTTCCATACCCTGTATCGCTAGTGTCGATGATGTGGGAGGGTAACTATTCTAACAAGTATTATAGGAGGTCTTAATGTTTAATCCAAAAGAGAATCTCCTAGATCAACAGCTTGCTGTCTCTGGT